CTGATAGAGCGGGAGGCCAAGGAGCATGATTTGGCCTGTGTCATCATTGACTACTTCCAGAGGCTAAAACTCAAGGGCGTCACCAAGGACTTTGACCGTTTCTCAGCCAACGCCGTTACGCTGTATGAGTTGGGGAAGCGGCTGAAGCTGCCGATCATTGTCCCGTCGCAGGTGACGTGGCTTGAGGACCAGAAGAAGTTCGCGCCGTTCGGCAGTGGCGAGTTGGAGAAGCAGTCCACGCTGACGCTACTACTGGCCCGAATGCGCGACCCGAACACGAAGGAAATTCTGGACAGCGGCCATATCCACTGCCAGGTCTCGCGGAAGACTCCGAGTTTCGGGAACGTACCGGTCGTGGCGAAGCTCAAGTACAGCATGTTTCTGGACGAGGCGGACGCGCACCTGGCGGACGAACGGCGGCTTGACGCGGAGGCGTGTAAGCCGACGCCGGCGGAGCAGTGGCCGGGCAACTGAGAGGAGGCAGACAGTGACGACCTACCTGCTGCTGGAGACGGGCGTGGTGACGAGGGCGCTGTCGGCGCTGGGCGAAGCAGATAGCTGGGCGTTGGAAGAGTTGCGGGAAGAGGTTGCCGAGGCGCTGGACGAGGGCCGGACGCTGACGGTAGACGACGCGGGCGCTGCAACGCCCGGAACGGGAGAGTGAGGCAGATGGCAACGAGAGACGAGATGTGTCTGATTGTTGGGGCGGTGGCGGCGCTGTTGCGTGCGCATGGGAAGCTCATGCAGGTGCAGGAGACGCCGGTAGCGGAACCGGACTCCCTGACGGTGACGCTGCCCTGTGGCGTTGTCAACGCGGCGCTGGAGGCGATGATGCGGGGCGCGGCGTTGGCGGGCGAGAACCTACGCGAGGCGGCGCAGGCGCTGAACGAATCGGTGTTGACGGCGATCTGCCAGCGGGAGGCGGAGATGGTGGCGCGGGCTACGTCGTCGCCGGTGGCGGAACCGGCCCAAGACGCCGCGGCTACGGTCCCGGTGTCGGCGTCAAAGCTGGCCCTGTCCGAGTTCATTCAGGAATTTTACGACCGAACGGAGGAATTGGTGGCCAGCTATGAATTGCTGGAGGGCTATCCGCCCTTCCCGCTGGCTGACCTGAGGAATGTCGGCGTCGCAGTTGAGCGGCTGGAGCAGTCGTTGGCGGCGGCGCGGGCCGACGCGGCGCGCTTCGCAACTCTGCGGGCTGTCCTCGAAGAGTGGCAGTACCCGACGCTGACGACTATACCAGATGGTCTGCGGATCGGTGAGTATCTGGGCGGCGCTGGCGTCGGTCGCGCCCTGGCGAGACATACGCTTGACGACCTCGCGGATGGCCTGGCAGAGATGGCGGCGCGGGCCGGGAAGGACGTGACGGGATGATTGTCTACTGGGATGAGACGCAGGACGAAGACCCTGGACAGGAACAGCGGCACTTGTTCATGGGCACCATGTTCGAGGACAGCCGGAAGCACGAACTTGATACGGCTCTCTGCGGCTATGGTTTCCATGCCGGGAAGCCACGGTCGAAGCGTCCGTACTGTGCGGCGTGTCTCAAACTTGCTTGTTTGGTACGCGATAAGGCGGCGAACAGATGACCAGCACGCTACGTTCCATTTCTCTGCTGTTTGTGGCAAGCATACTGGCCCCAGGAGCGCACGCGGGGCACCGAGTAGGGCTACCCCTCCATTCGGCGCATCTCAGCGCGTTACAGTCACAGGATCGCCGGGCCAAGTGCCGGGTAGTCTGGCAGGCGTCCGCGCCCTGGTCATACTCGCCCGGACTGGCTGACTTCTTCGTTGGCGAGCATGAGCGCCGTGGCATCGGGCCGGAGTGGTGGTATTCGCTGGTCTACGGCAAGGGGAACTTCGGGCTGACCATCGGCAAGCGCGCGCCGGGTCTTTGCTATGGCCCGCTTGATGTCAAGTGGCCTGGAATGGCCCGCGAGGTCGGGGCGCGGTGCCCGAATGATCTGCGGAATCCTCGGCTGAATATCAAGGCGCACTGCGCTGAGATGGCGTACTACCACAGGAAGACCGGGCGGGAAGGGTTCGCGCTTCTGGCGACCGTGTTCTACCCGGCCAGTCCGCGAGAGTATTCCCGGTGGCGTCCAGTCGAGAAGCAGCACCGGGCGATACTGGCAAAGTGGCAGGCGAAGCAACGGTGACGGCCTGCACCGCGTGGCCGCACTGAGCGCGGGGCTGGATGCGTGCGAAAGGGAGTGGGCAGCATGGCAGACGTAACGTTGACGGCCGAACAGTTGGCGGAGTACCGAGCAATCGGTATCGCGGCCATGAAAGCGGCGGCACCGGCGGGTGACTATGATCCAATCGGCCACGTATATGGCCCTGGTTTGGTGGCCCTGGCGGACGCGCTGGCGGCGGCGCGCAATGATGCAGTCGCGGCTAGTGATGACTCCGAGTCGCATAGGCGCGATGCGGACGAACTCCGAGAGCACTACGAGCCGGAACTGCGGCAGGACACGGTGGCGCACATCGCCGAGGTTGGGCTGACGGCGTTCCTTCGTGATCAGCGCCACGAGGCCGCAGATTACGGTGAGGACGAGACTGCCGCGCAGTGGTGGGCGGCGTTGGTTGCGGCGTCGGAGGCGCGGGACCGGCAACTGGCGGCGGCGCGTGATGCGCAGTGCGTCGTCTGCGACCGCAACCCGGACGGTAAGCTGGCGGACGCGCTGGAGGCGGCGCAGCAGGACACTGCGCGGCTGGATGCACTTCGTGGTCTGTATCGGATCGAGATTGCTGAGTTCTCCTGTCCGCAGTGCCCGCAGCCGGATTGCTCAGTGCGGCACTGGGTTGGAGTGCAGCGATACAATGGCCCGACATTCCAAGGACATTCGCCAGAGGACCTCGCGGACGCGCTGCTGGCCCAGCAGGGAGGTGGGGCAGGTGCTTGACGCTTTGGAAGTGGAACGGTTTCTGCAAGCGGTCGGCTTGGCGACCATCGTCGTCCTGTCGATTACCGGCCTGTTGACCATAATGACCGCGGTGCTCAAGGCCTACCCGCTGGAGACAGGCGACAAGGAGCAGGGAGGTGGCGACGGTGAATAGCGAACGGTGTTGCCCGATGGGGTATCGGTGGGAGCAAGTGCCCGACGTGGCGGAAACATTCATGGGTTGGGTTGGTATGGACGCGGCCTGGGTTGTGAGCAAGCAGGCAGTCTATTGTGACCGTTGTGGCAGGCCCTTGCGGCCCGATGGTACGTTCGGCCAGAGCTACGAGCAACTAGAGGCGGAGCGCGACGCGGCCCGGCGGCAGGCCGAGGTGCTCGCGGAGGTGGCAGAGAAAGCCTTCGGCGAACCGCCCTGCGACGCCTGTGAGACTGGCGCTTGTGGGAATGACCCGACGTCCGAGTTGTGCGACGCTGCCGACCTGAAGCAGTGCTGGCTCAAGTATGCGGCCCAGGCGCAGGACAGTGGCGCGGAGTCGAAATACGATCCAGACGAGACTCCTATCCCGCGAACATGGGAGCAGGTGCGTGGTGATACCAGCGGCGCGGAGCCGCAGCCAGTGACCGCCAACAGCGACTACCCGCCCGACCTGTCGGAGACCACCGGCCCGCGCACGGTTCGGGCAACGTACCGCGTCAGTTCCTTCCAGCAGGCCAGGGCCATCCGCCGCGTCGTCGCCGAGCGCAAGCGCCAGGACGCCAAGTTTGGCGACCAGTCGGGCGTGTCCCGCGAACGGATGCTTTGCGCGCTCATGGAGGAAGTCGGCGAAGTGGCGGAAGCCATTCTCGACAACGGGAAGCCGCGAGACCTGCTGGCTGAGTTGGTGCAAGTGGCGGCGCTCGCGGTGCAGATGATTGAGCATTGCGTGGTATCAGTGGAGCCGCAGCCGGCGACCCCGGCGGAAGGGAGCGAGTAGACATGAGGCTTAGCGGATTGACCCCTGAGTCGGCCCGCGAGAAGCAGTACCAGAAGGACCTACAGTTCATGCGCAGCGCCCGTACCGTGGCGTCGCGCAGTAAGTGCAGCAGCCGCCAGATTGGCGCGGTGCTCGTCAAGGATGGCAGTGTCGTCAGCGAGGGCTACAACGGTTCGCCGCGCGGGTCGGCACTCTGCCAAGACAAAGAGTTGGTTTGCCGCCGCCGCGCGCTTGGCTTCGCCTCTGGCGAGGGTCTCGACCAGTGCCCTGCTGTCCACGCTGAGCAGAACTGCATCATCCAGGCGGCGCGTAACGGGATAGCGACTAAGGGCACGACGCTCTACGCCTACTGCTGCCAACCGTGCAAGGCGTGTGTGGCGGCAATAGTAAACGCGGGCGTTGAGCGTTTGGTCTACCTGGCGGACCTACCCGCCTACGACGAACTGAGCGGAGTTTTGCTCGATGAGTCGGCCATCGTTGTGGCGACGGTGAAGGACAGCGACGTTTGAGAGCAGCCGGCGACCCCGGCGGAAGGGAGCGAGTAGCTGTGCCTGAAGAAGCCGTAAGCGACAAGCAGATATGTCCGTTCCTGCGCGAGCCTTGCATCGGTGGTGCCTGTGCCCACTGGGATGTCTGTGGCGGCCCCGCCGGGTGCGGCTGCTGTTGCCACCTGGAGGATGTGCGACTTCGCAGATACATTCTGCGCGGACAAGAGGAACTCAACGACCTACAGCGGGAACAGCGGCGGGTATCCGCTTGGGCGCGAGTGAAGGCTTGTGCCACCGCCGAGGGTTTCGACGCGCAGGCGCTTGAGCGGGCAATGACCAATCTGTATGAAAAGCCGGCGACCCCGGCGCTACCGAAGGAGTGAGGCAGATCATGGCGAACGGTTTCAAGTCGGTACACCCGTTGACGGAAGAAGCGCTGCGTAACCTTGGCGTGAAGTCGGCACAGGTGACGCAGGGCTGGGGTTCGGCCCCGGCGAGCGTCGGGTTCCACGCGGCGGTGGGGACCTGCCAGGGCCGCAAGTATGGGCCGTGCGTGGACCTGGACTGGGAGTTGGCGGACATTGACTTCCTCAACCGTCTGTGGGAGGCTGGCTTCGTCGCCTTCGACCGCTGCCGCATGACCGGCTGGAGCGGCGCGGAGCACATCCACTGCATCCACATCGGCCTCGTTGACGACGCCGGGCACGCTCACCTGCCCGATGGCCCCCGGCGTCAGGTCGTGGACTTCCTGAAGCAACCGCCCCGCGACGGCCTCGCCGGTCACCAAGGGCTGCTCCGTGGCTACCTGCCGACAGTCGCAGCCCAGGCAGAACTCCGCAAGCAGTACGCGGGTTGGCTGCCCGACTACCCCACGGCGGTCCTCGCGCCCGGTGGTCAACAGATCACCTGCTATGCCTGGATGGACGGGGAGGCGGTGACCGCCGAGGTGACGGCTTTCTGCAACTGGTGGGGCGTAACTGTGGCGCAGCAGACAGGTATGGTCTGCGTCAATGGCGAAAGGAAAGCAGTTCTGGCTACGACCTTCGACGGCCGCTTCTACCGCGCTCCGGTGCGGGCAATGGCGGAATTGCTCGGGCTAAAGGTCGCATCGTACAAGCTGAACGCGGCGAAGACTGCCGCCACCGTGCAGTTGGCATACTAGCAAGCGTGCCGCAGCAGCACGAACGCGGGGCCTGTGGACCGTAAGGCCCGGAGCCTGGTGACGACGCCGCGCAGACCGTGCTATTCTGATCGGAGAGGGAGACCACCATGACAACGCAGCGCCAGCAACTCACCCGCCAGCAGCAGGCCATCGTCAACGTGCGAGACCCAGTAGAGCAGGCCCTGTTGGCCGAGACCCGCAGCGTGTCATTCTGGTGGCCGCAACTGTCCCCCGAAGTGAAGCGGGCGGTCCTGTACGAGATCGAGCAACTGCGCGAGAAGTAGAGTATGACTGCCGATAGGAGATAACCATGTTCGTCCCGGTAGCATCTTACGAGCGCGAAGAAGCGAGGAGTCGAGAGCGCGAGAAGGCAGACAAAGAGCGCCGCGAAAACCTGGAGATAGCCAGGGTAGGCCGCTACTGGTTTTCCCTGCTTGCCAGGAGGCCGAGAAAAGACTGGCGAAGCTCCGGCGGTATCACGGTTAGCGACCGAGGTTCCTGCTACCATAGGACACAACACCCCGGACCAGAGATTCCGGGGTGTTGTGTTTGTGAGCGGACCAGAGATTTCGACTTCGCCTCAGACCGCCAGTGAAAGCACCGGGGACTTCGGCAGCGGTCCCTCCTGCATGTCCAGCAGCGCCGCCTCCAGCATCTTCTCCTCGCGGGCGCAGGTCTTCGCCATGAGCACCTCGGGCCGGGTGTGCAGGTAGATCGAGGTGGTGCTAATGCACGAGTGGCCGAGGCTGACGCGGACCTCCTCCAAATTGAAGCCATCTTCCAGCAACTCGGTCGCATAAGTGTGGCGGAACTTGTGGGGCTTTGCTCCCTCGGGGTCGAGGCCCGCCTTGCGGCAAGCACTCTGGATGGTCTGCCAGACCTGCGACCGGGACACCTGCGCCCCGGTCCAGGTGCAGAAGAAGCACTCTGCGGCCGCTGGGCGTGCTTCCTGCCACTGTTGGAGCCACAGGTAGAGACGGGGGCCAATCGGCACGTTGCGTGACTTGTCGCGCTTGCTGTGCCGAATGTAGAGCAGGCGCTGGCCGAGGTCCACGTCCTGCGGGTGCAGGTCACAGGCTTCCTGAACGCGCAGCCCGGCGAGGTAGAGCGTCTCCAGTAGGACCCGGTTGCGGAGGGACACCGGGAACTGCCCCGGTGAGACCCTGGGCTTGACGGCGCTGAGGAGGGTCGCCACTTCGTCACGGGAGAAGACGCGGGGGAGTTGGCGGGCCTTGGTGCGTGGGCGTCCGCGAGTGGGGTTGGTAGCCATGTCAGCGCCGCCCCCGTCCACCGAGCAGCCGCCCGGCCAGGATCGCGGCCAGTTCCAGGCCCACGGAGAGCAGACCACTGGCCTTGCCGAACTCAAGCCGCGAGTAGGCGCGCCCCACGGCCACGCGCCCCATCCGGCGGGCCACGGTGCCGAGGTTGCCGTCCAGCAGCGGCTGCACGTTGCCCATTGTGCGGGCGGCAGCGTACAGGTTCTTGCGCGTCCCACGGTACAGACCCATCGTATCCATGTTGAGCAGACTTCGCTTCTTCGGCATCATTGCACTTCCTCTTCGTTCGTGGTGTCTTCGGCGGCGGGTAGGAGCCCCTGCCACTTGGCTTGCCGGAGGTAGGCGCGAGCACGGTCCCCAGCGCGGGCTTGCACGGTGCGCTTGGGGTCGGACTTCGGGCGGCGGATCGCGGCGGGTCGGCGCATGGTCACAGAACCTCCAATTGTTCCGGCATTCTGCGCAGATTTGCATGGTCACTTCTCCTCCTGGTGCGACAGGCAGGTGCGGTCGTCAGTGATCTGCGGGCGGTGGCCCTCCGGCATGGCGCAGCAGGCCCCGTGCGCTTCGTAGCTCTCCCGGTCACACCAGCGGCATGTGCCACATCCGAGCAGCGCGTGTAGCTCGGCCATCTCCTGCTGCTGGTCGCGGGTCTGTGTCATCTCACTTGCCTCCCTTGGCGCGGTTGACGCGCCCCGTCTTCCCGGTCGCCCGGCCACTCGGCGACAGCTTCTCGCAGGCCCACCACAACCCCGCCACCAGCAGCAGGAACGCCACGATCCCCAGGGCTTCGTTCGGTGCTTGCATGGTTGACTAGCCTCCCTCGATGTTAGCGGACCCGGCGGGGCGGAAGCCTTCGGCGACTAACTAGCGGTGCGAAGCGATCTCGCCCAGCAGGTCGTTCACGTCTTCGTCAGTCCACAGAACGGACCAGTGTTCGCCCTTCCAGTGGTACTCGCAGCGGAACTCGACCACTAAGCCAAAATCGGGTGAGTGGGCGGCGTCGGCAAGTGCCACTTGGCAGACGTTGCGCTTAGTTCCTTCGCGATGCCGCAGGCTGATCTCCGTGATACCCGCCGACGTCAAGCGCTCTCGGTTCAGGCTCACTTGATATTGCGTCATGGTCTTTGCACTCCTGCGCGTGTCTGCGGAGCGCCCCGTGATACTAACTACTACGCCAATCCGGCAATCTCCCGCTGGCGCTTGAGCGCCGCCTGGAGGGCTTCCGTTCCGTATGCCTGCGCGTAGCTCTCGCGGGCGTGCTGCTGGCGACGGCGCTCAGCGAGCGTAGCGACTGCATCGTAACTCTCACCGGCCTCCCCGTCTTTCCCCTCAGTCCAGACGACTAACGAATGCTCAAGCCGGATCGTCGCCCCGTCGCCGTAGAAGCTGGCGAGTGCAGCGGCGGCTTCAACTTCCTTGCAGGCTGCTTGGTATTTCTTCTGTGCATCGTAAACTTTCCACTGCGGGGTGCCTGCCATATCCCTGCCTCCTGCGCGTGTCTGCGTCGCGCCCCGGTCATTTTGGTGCTTGCCCCCGGTGCTATACAGCCAGCCGCAGGCCCTCGCTGTCACCCTGCGCTTCCGGCAGGCCGGTGGCCCGTGCAATCTGCGCGAACAACTTCTGCGCCACTTCACACTGCGCCACCACGGCGCGCTTCTGTTCGGGGGTCAACTCGGCGAGCTTGCCCTGGTTATCTAGGAAGAAGCCCTGCAACTTCGTCACCTCGTCCAGCTTGCGCTCAAAGGCGGACTTCACGGCCAGGGCGGCGGCGCTAACTTGCTGGTCATCGAAGCCCATCGAGGCCTGCACCGGAGCTTCAGCCATTCCGTAGGCCTCCTTCACGCGTTCCATGATCTCGGCGCATTCCCCGTTCACGGCCCCGCGCTTCGCGCAGAGGTTGACGAACACTGCCTGCGGATTGCCACTCTCGCAGCGGAAGACCTGCGAGAGGTCAGCGGTGCAAGCGGCACAGACCTGCGCGCCGTCGCGGTTGACGACGTGGCAGCGGGGGCATTCCACCGGGGACAGGTTGCGGTCGGGCAAGGTGGTGGCCAACTCCAGCGCTCGCAGGGAGAGGGACTTGGCGAGGAAGAGTTCCCGCGCCCGCGCCCCGGCGCTCAGGTGAATGGCAATGCGGCCCGAAACGTAGGAGGGGGACTTGCCCACGCGGGCGGCGACGGCAGCCATAGACAGGCCATCGGCGACCAGCTCCGAGTACCCGGCCCCCTCTTCCCAGGGCAGGAAGTCTTCGCGGTGGAGGTTATCCTGGAGCACGAAGAGGCGGGCAGCGCGGTCGTCTAGGTCATGGATTGCGGCAGGGATTGCGGACAGGTGCGCCAGGGCAGCGGCCTTGGTGCGGCGGTGCCCGGCGAGAATCTCATAGAAGCCCGGTCGGCCAGGGAAGGGGCGGACGGCAATGGCCCCGACGAAGCCGCCTGCGCTCATGGAGGCGGCGAGTTCCTGCAACGCCACCGGGTCAAAGTGCTGGCGGGGCTGGCCCTTGCCGCCGTTATGCCAGGGGAGCAGGAGTTCCAGCGGGATTGTCTGCACAGTTCCGGCTTCATTCGCGGCCATCTTGGACACCTCTTCGCTTCGGATCGGGTTAGCGCCCTTCGCGGGCTTGCAGGTACGCATTGCGCCGGGCATCGCGCTCTATCGCTTCGCAGGCGCGCCGCGCCTTCCTCTTGGCCAGGGATACGGCCACAACGGCCCCGCCGACCATAAACAGGGTGTGTAGCAACCCGGCCACCGCGTCCCCCTGGTAGCAGCCCTGCGCGAACAGAACCGCGCCGGGCACCTGTCCGGCCATTGCGCCGAGGAGTCCCCAGCCAGCCAGCTTCCACGGGGAGCCCCCGGCCAAGTGCTCGCGGGCCTGTCGGCGGGCCACGCCCTCTTCGTCGCGCAGTGTCTCGGCCATGATGCGTAGTTGCAGTGCTTCCAGGGCGGCGGCTTCGCGGTCCCGGTGGGCCTGCGCCAGTTGCGCCGACAAGCGGGCCTCAGCGAGGTTAGCAGGGGCCTCCGTGGCGGGTGCCGGGGCTTCCGAACGCGCAGGAAGCACTTCCAAGGGGGCCTGCCGAGTGCTACTGGCCTGTTGGCGGGTCCGCTGGCGTTCCTGTCGGGTCCGTTCCTCGGCCCACCGTTGCTTCGCTTCGGCTTCGGCAGCGCGCTTCTCGGCTTCATTGGCGCGGGCTTCCTCCTGCCGGGCCTGTGACGCCAACCGGGCGGCCTTGGCTTCCTCCTGCTTGATCTTAGCTTCGGCCATTCGCCCGCTTGTCGCCGGATTGGTCACAGGAACGCGAGAAATCGCAGGGACGGCCTCCGGGGGCAGAAGGTGAGTGGTAGGCCCACTTGGGGCTTCCGAGCGCTTACGGCCCCGCATTCCTTCTTTGCGGCCAGCGGCAGGGACCGCACCGGCTTCCGCCAGGGCGGCGAGGGCCTGCGGGTCCACCACCGGGTGCTTCGGCACCTTGGGCGCCGGGGCTGGGGGCAGGATCGGCCCGGCCTGCGGCACCGGGGACGGCAACGCCCCGACCAGTCCGCTCGCGAGCAGCGCCCCGGCCACTTCGCCCCGTTCCCGCGCTGAAAGGTCAACAGGCAGGGAGGTGGCGTCTACATAGCAGGGGGGCAGGTCGTCGCGCTCGACCCGAACGCCCCGGCCATCGCTGCTGAAAAGGGGCTTGCCGTCCGCGTCCCTTGCGAGTCTCATGCGATCACGACCTGCCAACCGTCCGGGGCATAGTCACCCCAGTTGCAGAGGCGCTGGTCCTTGGCAATGGTCATGGTCTTCGCGTCAAAATCGAGGTGCAACGGTGCGCGGTGGTAACGGCCCTCCTGTGCCCCCTTGTCAGCATGGGCGCAGAAGGCAGCCTCCGCCTCCGGCGTGTTCACCTGCCAGTAGCCCCCGGCCCAGGCTACTTCTTCACAGCCGCCGACAGGCAGGTGTGGTGAGAAGCCCTTCGCGGCCTCCTCGTGAACGGCCAGGTACTTCGCCCAGTATTTGTCTCTGGGGTGTTGCGCCAACGCCCTGCGCGCCGCCTCGGCGCATTGCCGGTGGTACTTGGCATGATCGAGGATGCCCTGGGCATAGTGCAGCAGCGCGGTCTTCGTCTGTCCGTCGCGGGTGTAACTCACAGAGCACATACTCACTGCAATCGCTTCCCTTCGCTTGTCTTCAAGGTACAGGCCATCGCCCGGAAGGATACGGCCCTGCCGATAGTGCGGACGCTTGCGGGCTTCGCGGCGGTGGCGGTGGCCATCGGGTTAGGCCTCCTGCGACTGCCGCACCGCATCATCGGGGCTGCTGGCGTCATACCAGGTACTGTCGGCGCCCCAGCAGATGCCTGCCTTATACCCCGGCGCGTTGGGCGCCCAAAGCATTGTGCCGCCCTGACCAGCCTGCTCGTACCCATGATCGTCATAGGCGGCAATCTCGACCTCGTAGCAGGGCCCGTGCCCGCCAGCGGTCAGCTGCTCGGCCTCAAGGCTCAGATCGCCGATCTGGTTGAGCCTTGACTCCCGCCCGTCTACAGTCTGGATGTATAGATCGTCACGCTCAATACCCACCATGATCTCAACTGGCTGGCCTGTCTGGTAAGTCATCGTGTCATCTCCCTGCGCGTATCCCGCCGCGCCCCGGTCACTGTCTACAGCCAGGACTGCTCCAGCGCGTACCCGTCACCGGGTAGCAGAAGGTAGCTTAGGTTTAGACCTTGATCCAACAAGCTAACTGCCGACCGTCACACCAAAGGTCACCGTTAGTACCGACCCCGGCCTCGCCCGCGATTGCGTCCAAGGCCTCGGCCAAGGTCGCGAAGCGCTGGTGCATACTGTCATGCCGGGTTGTCGCGAGTCGCACGATATACATTGTACTAACCTCCTCGTGTGCTGGTCTATCCCACGACCTGCCTAAGCAGGTTTCGCGCCTTCGCGCTCGTCAGGTGGGGCGGACTACCCGCAGGATAGTTCCGCTCGGCAGGCACAGGTCTCGCATTTCGCCATAGCCTCCCTGTGGAAGTTCTCGCCGCCGCTGGAAGAGTGGGCGACCAGCGCCCACAACCGAACCCTCGCCACTGAATCCCGTAATGATAACGGTGAGGTGCTGGCCATTGCTCTCGCGAACGGTCACCTTGTCGCCGACCTGTATGCTAGCCCGCAGCGCATTGCTCACAGCCCGTTCGGCCTCATGTTGTGCGGCGGCTATTCGACACTGATCCTGTTCGGCCTTGCTTCCTGTGTATGCGAGACTCGCCATTGCCCTGCCACCCTTCTCCTGTGGATTGCCCGCCCTTGCCCTGCCTACCTGTCGCCCTGTGCATTGCTGGCCAGCAGCCTACATACTGCCCTGCTATGCACGTATCATACTGCGAACGTAGCACGCTTGTCAATACCCTATTTCACGTTTTGGTGAGAAATATCGCCCCCTTGTACCCCCGCGACGTAGCGCGCCACCCGACCTGCTACCACAAGCCGTTAGACCTCTACCAAAAGGCCTTGGGTGGCACGCAGGGGAGGCCCCCTGGCCGACCCACTGCGGCCACAGTCTACCTAGCCTTACGGCCAGCCACCAGCCACCAGCCACCAGCCAGCCACGGACAACGGACGCAGGGCAACGGTATAGGGTCATCGCTCAAGGTGCCGTTACAGGTCGGCCAGGCCGGGGGAAGCTGGACGGATCGGCGTAACCTGGTGGCAGGGCACGGAGCGGCACGGGACGAGGAGGAAGGGAGGAACTAGGAGGCGTCCGACCAAAGGTATGCATAGTATGTATGCATAATGCGTATGCATAACCCTAGGGTCTATGCTCGCACTGCCCTGTGGTGGTGAGATTGCCATGCCCTGTCAACTCGGCGCATTCTGGCAATCCTCGCGCGCCCTGGTGGCATTGCAGGTGGCGGCAGGTGGCCAGCGCTGGCAGGTTTGCGGCGTGATCGTCGTCACTGGTGGCCATTGCCCTGCAAGTTGGCCAGTCAACGCGCCCAGCGCGCCAACAAGTCTAACCATAATGGCAATAGTGGTTAGGGTAGGCAGGTTGCAGGTCGCAGGATAGCTTGCAACGCGCCTACTATAGACCGTAGGACATCCGATAGCAGACTATTCCTACCGGCGCAGTAAACAATCTTTTTTGCGGCCAGGCGCGTGGGGACCCCCGACTATCCTCCGAGACCCGATACCTCCCCCATTCCAGCGACTCGCCCTATCCATATCACACTGCTACCATGTTCTGCATATTCTGTCCACCAACTCACTGTGCTATGCCCCGCCCCTCCGAGACCTGCACCCCCTATCCTTTCCCAATGTCCCCATACTCTACGTCCGTAGCATATTGTATCCATTTGCGTTGCCTTCCCCTACCCTGTCCGCTGTCCTCCGTCCCCTGGTTCATTGTGCTTCGTGCTTCCACTCAAGTCTGTTGCGTCCGCTGCACTCAAGTCTATGTCACACGCACCTAGTTGCCCCTGCCTATGGAACAAGTGTCTTGACACGCGCGTTGCTCTGTGCTATGTTGGTGGCATATTGAAGTTTGGGCGCAGGGCCCGGGCAGCAGCGGGAGAGCACCGCGCCGGGACTATCGGACGCCCGCCAAGTTTGGCCTGCGCAGGAAACTGCTATCTTCAGGCTCCCGATTAGCTACCGGGTCAAAGCTGAAGTATTGGCGCTCAACGAAGAGAGTCAGCAGGCCGCAGTATCATCGCACCCAGGCCCGCCTTCTGGAAACAGGACGGCGGGCCACTCCATTTGTCGGGGGCCGCAATGGCAACCGCACTCTCCGCTGAAACAGCGCAAACCTTTCGCCAGATCGGTACGCAGTCCGCCTTCGCGGCTGGTTTTTTCGTGCGTGCTACGTTTAGGATATTGACAGGGGGCTTGGGGAGGGGTATGTTTGTGGCATTACGTTTGTAGCGTGCTTTGTGGAACGAAGGGTGAGGGGCCGATGGCTGACCTGAACCGGGTGTCACTGACAGGGAAGGTGGGGGGCTTGCCGGTGTTGCGGAAGTTGGTGAGCGGAACGTTGGTGTGCTACTTCCGGTTCGCGGTGCGGCGGCGGGCACCGAAGCGGGAGGAGAAGCTGGGTCACCTGTCGGCGCGGGTGGACTGGCTGGACGTGGTGTGTTGGAACAAGGTGGCGCAGGTGGTGGCGGCGTATAGCTCGAAGGGGAGCCCCCTGGCGTTGGCGGGGAAGTTGAGGACGCGGGAGTGGACGGGTGATGACGGCGTAAAGCGGCAGCGGGTGGAGGTGTTCGCGGAGGAGGTGTTCTTCCTGGAGACGCCGCAGGCGGCGAAGCGGCGGAGGGAAGAGTTGCTGGCGAAGGTGCGGGAAGCGAAGCGGCGGGGGGAGGAGGTGGCTGAGGATGAGTGACAGGGTTGAAGAGACGGCTGAGGTGGCGGTGGGCAAGAAGCGCTGTGCGTCTGCCCTGGCGCGCAGGCAGGTGCCGCTGCGGGGGCGGTGGGTGGTGACCTGGGCGGACCGGCCCTACTCGCTGGGGGAGGCGGCGTTGGCTTTGCAGTGTGCGAAGACAACGGTGGCGTGGTGGCTGGCGCATGGGGAACTGGAGGAGTTGCCGGTGCGGGGGAACGTGCGGCTGGTGGCGGCTCCTAGTTTGCGGGCGTTGGCGGAGCGGCGGGGGATCGTGCTGGTGGAGGCGGGAACGAAGACCGAGGGAGGCGAGGGCGATGGGTGAGTTGCTACAGGGCATACCGGAAGCGCCGGCGCGGCTGTTGGTGAACGCGAATGGCAGTGTGCTGCTGTTGTCGGGACCGCACGAAGAGTACCGCGAGATGTTGCAGCGAGTGCAGGAGTTGGTGTCGGCGGGCTGGCAGGCGATGTTGCTACCCACCGGCTGGGAGGTCTCTGCGATTGGTCCCGCTGACCAGTGGACTTCGGCGGACATGCTGCACATCGCGTGTGAGGTTCTGGAGGAACACGAGGCGGAGTGGCATGATGCGCCCACGGATGCTGCCAGTGCCGGTGTTCAACTGGCTTGCCAGTGCGGCGGCATTGTCTGGAGTGACGGTTTGCGGATGTGGCAGGAGCGTTCCTCGGCTAGTTGCCTAGCAAATGACGTGGACTGCCCGGTGTGCCATGATCTTTGCCGACGGGGGGGCACGGTGCGGCGCAACCTCAGCTACGTGCCCAAGGGGCGCGCAGTGCGGCACACGCCGTACTGGAACGAGGACAAGCACGAGCACAGGAAGCCGGATACGGACGGCTGCTCCGAAGACTACGAATGGACGCCCTTCCCTGGAGGGCTGCGACCCAACTTGGATGCGGCTCTCGCGTTGTACATTGACGACGCCAACCTGAGAAGCGCCTGCGTGGTCCATGTGGCGAAGGCGGTTGAGGCGACGTTGGATGCGGAACACGCCAAAACCCACCAGGACGAGTACGAGCGGCTGACTAAAGCCGCTGCGTTGGTTCACGACTTCACTACCAACCGCAAGGTAGCAGAGAGTGTGCGCGCGGTGTATCTGGACGAAGCGAAGCGCCACCTGCCGTTCCTGAGTGCGACCCCTGAGGTGCAGCCATGAGCGACCGGATGATCCGTGCCGATGGACGCCAGCCTGGGTTGCCATGGGACAATGCAATCAAGCAGCGTGTTCGTATCCGCTGGTGTCTCGAAGGAGGGCTTCCGGGGGCAATCGAGCAGGCGGCAGACGAAGAAGGCGTGCCCCTTGAGATAGCGAAGCAGTGGCTGAAGAACCGGGAGCCCGATGGTACTGATTGGGAAATCTATCGGCAAAGAATGGGTCTCAGCCGCGGCGCGGTGATCGCCAAGTTGACGCGCATAGACAGCGAGTGGGAAGTGCAGGCGGAAGTGGCGCGGGCGGCGCGGGACATCATGATTCAGGTGATGGCCACGATGCAGCACGGGGCGCTGTACTTGCGGCGCAGAACCGCCGAGGAGAAGAAGTACGGGGAGGACGTGCGGGAGCCGGTGGCCTTCCTGTATACGCAGAATGACCAGGAAGTGCAGATCAGCAACATGCGCCCCCGCAGCCTGACGGAAGCCTCCAAGGTGCTCAAGGAGATGGGGGACGTGTTCACCGGCAGCTTCCGCCGCCTGGATGACCTGGACCAGCAGCGCGGGGCCGCGCAGGCGATGGCGCAACAGGTGCTACAGGAGTGCCTGGGAGTGGTGTTGGACCTGTACGGGGCCGAGCAATTGGAGGTCTTCAAGGCGGCGCTGGTGGCGGCGGAAGAGGAGCGCAAGGTGAACGCCGAGCGCCTGGAGAAGGCGCGGGAGAACCCGATACAGGCGGGGGCAAGGCAGCGGGTGGCGGAGGAAGCCACGGAGGAGTTCCCAGTGGGGGAGTGGGAGGACGAGGCACTGGAAGATGCGGAGGATGCGGCTGATGACGGAGATGACTCCGAGGGTGAAGACGGGGAGGCGGAGCCGGAGTGACCGATAGGAACCTGCCATGACGGTACAGGAGTTTGTGGCCCAACTCGGCAAACTCACTGCGGACAAGACCCTGCGCTGGTTCTGCACCCGGAAGGACGTGCGGCAGCGCTATCTCGCGAAGGCGCGGTGGGGCGGACACGAACTGCACCTCGTCGGCTTCGGGGACCGCTGCCGCGCTACGCTGTTCGTGGTGCGCCCGGACATGGGCATGATGCCCGGTGAGATTTGGGAGTTGGCCTGCCCCTATGAGGTCGAGGCGCTTGCCTACCGGGTGTCGGAGCGCTTGACACCGCCCCGCGTTCTGCGGCAGAATGAACCGATACCCGAAGTGTGGGGTGAGGCTTTCGAGCCGCCGCCCCGTCACGTACCGACCGCTGCCCAAAAGGCGCGGGCCAAGTATCGCAAGGAACAGGCCGCCGTGTTGCGCGCCCAGCGGGACGCGGAACGGGCCGAGTTCAACAAGGACTTGGCCGAGTCCGAGGAACGCGAAGCCGAACGCCGCCGCCTGGAGCGTGCCTACAATGCGCGCCGTGGACCCAACTAAGCGCTCTGCCCCCGCTGGCTGTACGCGGGTCTGTGCGGGCTGCCGTCGCCAGGGCGGACGCTGCCAGGTGGTGACGCCGCATGGCAAGTGGGTGGCGCAAAACGGAACGCCCTGCCTGGAGTGCGGTTGCGCTGGGCTGGCCCCGGCGGTGAGTGGGCCGAAGTGTCGCGTGGACGAAGGGTTGTTTGACTAAGGAGCCTGCCGTGCCTCGTGCCCCCAAGTCGACGGCGAGTCGCCCCGGTCGCCCATCCCGGTATGAGCGACCTGTCATCGCGCCCTATGAGTTGGACATCGCCGGGCTGCTCAAGGAACAGTTCCCCGGTGGGGTGCAACAGCCGGTCCTCCCCGGCTACAAAGTGGACCCCCTGTGTTGGATTACCGAACGGACGCCGTGGATTGAGGACAAGCGCCAGGGTCTCGTGCCCTTCGCCCCCTACCCCTATCAGGAAGCCGTCATCAAGCTCTGGTGGGAGGGTGGGGCCTACGTGGTTGAGAAGTCCCGCCAGATGGGCATTAGCACCGCCCTGACGGTGGCCATCGCCCACTCGCTGCTGTACGCCCACGAAGCCAAGGGCGTCCCCCTGCATTGCCACCTGATTGCCAACAAGGAGAGTACGGCGCTGAACCTGCTGGTCAAGGTGAAGCTGGCCTTGAGCCGCTGCCTGATGACCCCTGAGGAACGCGCCTGTCTGGCCGGGCATGATGTGGGCACCAACACGGACGCGATCCGCTTCTGGACCGACACCGCCCATGCCTATGTGCGGGCGCACACTTCGGCGGAGAGCGCCTCGCGGTCCTTTGACGGCAACGCCGCGCTGCTCGAAGAGTTCGCCTTCATGGAGAGCCCGATTGGCATCTGGAAGACCGTGGCTGCAATGTTGGACATTCCGGGGTCTTCCCTGTGGCTGGTCTCGACGCCGAATGGCCCGACCTACCACCAGGAACTGTGCGACCGCGCGCAGAACGAGAAGGACTTCCGGCTGACCTACCTGCCCTTCGACTGGCGGGCGCACCCCGATAGGGACGAGGCCTGGAAGCAGGAACAACTGTCCCTGATTGGCCCGACGACCTTCAGTGTGGAACACGAACTGCACCGCATGGGCTACGGGGAGTCGGCCATTCACCTGAGCGCCGTGGATGCTTACGCAGCGGAAGTCGAGTACCTGGGGCCGCGCCCGTTGCCGGGACACCGCTATGCCAAGGGCTTTGACTTGGCCGGACCCGGTAAGGACCTGTGCGTGTTTACGGCGGTGGACATCACCAGCAAGCAGGCGCAGGTGGTCTGCCAGGAAGAGTACCCGCAACTGGAGATTGACCAGAAGGCCCGCGCTATCGAGGACTTCCACAACCGCTGGCCGGGGCCAAGCCGCATTGACGGGAGTGGTGATCCAACCTTCATGGGCATGGTCTGCAAGCGCTGTCGGGGCATGATCCCGGTGCGCTTTACGGGCGGCAAAGATGTGAGCAGCACGAAGGACCTGGAAGAGGGCCTGACCTGGGAGAATGCCCCACGGGAGCGCATGTTCAGCGCCCTGTGCGGCAACCTGGAGACGGGGCGGCTCATCGTCCACCGCGAGCATTTCCCGAAGCTGCACAAGGCGCTGGCAACGGCGGTGCGCTACGCCATGACCAAGGCGGGCACGCTCATGTCCGCCAACAAGACCAAGCGCCTCGGTGAGTTCCCGGACTTCTTCGACAGCGCCATGTTGGCGAACGCGCAACTGATGGGCCGTTCCCGTGACGGCGCTGAGCGACGTAAGCCGGTGAGTTTGCGAAGCAGCACACGCTTGAAGCAACTGCGCGAAACCCGATGGTAGAGGAGTCGGCAACCGATGAAGCCTGAAATCACCATTGATTTGTCTGTCAGAAAGAGGGTTGTAGAGAACCCCGCGTTGGCTGAAGCGTTGCAGAAACATGCGGACCGGACTGGTTGTGCGAAGCGCTTCTTCACCCTGGTCAGTGATGGTACGCCGCAGGGCACGACGGTCAGCGTCAATGGGCATGATGTTCAAGCACAATCAATAGTGTTCGAGATTACCGGGATGGGCCGAGGAAAGCTAACGCTGGTTGCTCCAGTAGCCATTGTACGAGTTGAAGGCGAAGCAGATGTGCGGTTCGTTCCCCTCGACGAGAACGGGATAGGTTGTGCCGATGGCGGGCCGCTCTAGCGGTAAGCCCCTGGAAGGCGAGTGGCTGCAATGACTGCTACTCTGGTTGAAGTGGGAAACGAAGCGCCGGCGGTGACCAACCGCGCCCCGAAGGCGAACAGCTATGCGCCCGCTTTGGGCCGTCCCCTGATTCACCCCGACGACCTGCCCCTGCTGCCGCACTCGGCGCGGGGCCGCGAGATTCTGGCGGCAATTAGTTCCGGCTATGACCCATACGCCTGGGCCGGCGCGCGGAGGACTTCCGCTGTGGCGGGCGCGCCCCTGACGGCAGAGAACGGTTGGACGGGTCTGGCCGTACAGACCGGGCGGGTGCGGCAGGAGTACAACCTCTCCCTGCAAGACCTCAAGAGCCGCATTGTCGCCTATGAAGAGATGCGCCGCAGTGAGCCCGCCGTCGCGGTGATTGAGGAGTTCAGCTACGCGCTGGCCCACACGGATTACTGGATCGAGCCGGGGGACGATTTCCAGTTGGCGCGCTTCGTGCAGTGGAACCTGGAAGAGGGGCTGACCAGCCCGTTTTCGGAGACCATTCGGCAGGCCGCGCTGGCGAAGCTGTACGGGTTCTCATGGCACTACAAGCGCTACCAGGACGTGACCTTCGAGGGCCGACAGTGGCTCGGTTGGCGGCAGTTTGCGCCACGTAGCCGTAGCACGGTCTACGAGTGGCAGTTCCAGGATGACGGCGGCTTGGCCGGCCTCGTACAGTATGGGACGAACCCCCGCACCGGCGAGACCGGCTATGTGGAGTACAGCATTGACGACATCGTGGTATGGACCTTCCGCCCTGACGACGGCGACCCCGAGGGGATCGGTCTCTTCCGGCAGATGTATCGGCCTTACTCGCAGAAGGACGCCTTCCAGGAGTTCGCGGCCATCCGCATTGAGCGCAGCGCAATGGGAGTCCCAATTGCCTATGGGCCTCCCGGCTATGGCCTGGAAGAAGAGACGCAAGTGCTTTCGATCATGAAGAACATCCGCACCGCCGAGGACGCGGGGGCAGCGGTGCCGGACGGTTGGCGTCTGGAACTGCTTGACCTCGGCCCGGCGGATGTGCCCTTCGAGACGCACATCGAACGCCAGCACCAGTACATGCTCCAGGTGGGGCGCAAGCAGTACGTGGGCCTCGGCCAGGGTGGCGACAGTGGCAGCCTCGGGCAGGGCAAGGACGCCTCCAGCATGGACGCGATGGGCATGGAGTACGATGCGGACTGGCTCTGCGATACCTTCAACCAGTACGTCCTGTGGCCGCTGGTGCGCCTCAACAAGAGCGGCGTCCAGCGCAAGCCGCGCCTGGTGCATGGGCGCGTTGGCGTGAAGGACACGCAGGCTTACGTGCGCGGCGTGGAGCTGATGTACCGGGGCAGCGAGCAGGGTATCCCCGAACACATCAAGCAGCGGATTGCGCGCTTGCAGGGCCTGCCGAGTGCGGACGCGGCAGCAGCGGGGACCGCCCCCGGAGGTGCGCCCGAAGAGACCACGAGGCAGCCGGAAGCGCCTACGGGCGCATAACGAGGAGGCCGCAAGCGATGGTGTTTTACGTTCCGCCGTTCTGGCTCGGTGTGTTGGCAACGCTCTGTGCGGAAGTCGCCGTCCTGGTGATCCTCGCCTGGGTCGGCGCAAGCACCGGTAAGAAAAGCAAGCCCTGAGGGGAAGGAGTGCTTGACAGGCACTAGCGGATAGTGTCAAAGTCTATGCGAAGCGTAGGCGGCAGTGTCCCCGGCCAGGGACCACCGCTGACACGGAAGCCCCGCCCCCAGCTTCTCGCTTCAGCCGTACTCCTTCGCCAGCCGGGGCCTCGGTAAGCAGCACACACTGCGGTAGCGAGGCCCCGGCACCCAAACAACCAGACGGGGCAATCGGTCTCGGCGGGCAGACTACTACAGTCTGCCCGTCTTCGTTTTTGTGAGGCACCGGCATGGCATGGCGCGGCGTGAAGTGGACCTACAACGGCAACACCCTGGACGCTCCGGTGTCCCTCAGTGCCAGTATGTTCGGCGCGGGGCAGGCCGTCTGGTATCCACTGATCCCCAAGGGGTCCTTCGTTGACCCCGAGGGCGGCATGGCCTTCGAGATGACCGACGCAATTCTCGCCGCCATGATGCAGACCTTTCAGGGTGGCGCACCTGGCCCCAACGGCATTCCCATTGACGAACTCGCCACGCACGGCAAAAACCCACACGGGGCATTCGGCCACATCAAAGCCCTGGACCTGCGTAGCAATGGCCTGTACGGCCTGTTGGAGATGACCCCCGCCGGCCTGGAAGCAATCGCCAGCGGGCAGATGACCTACGTTTCACCGCATTTCACCGTTGGCACTGACCCCAGCCGCAACTATGGGGTTTGCAACATCATGGAGGCGGCAGCCCTGTGCAGCAGCCCCCTGTTTTGGAACCAGCCGGGCCTGCGGATCGCCGCGTCCATGTCCACGTTGGCGGAAGCTGCGGACGCCGAGGCTGAGACTGAAGGAGGCACCAACATGCCCACCGAGGCCGAACTCCAGGCGCAGATTGACGAGCTGCAGACCAAGTTGACGGACGCCACCACCAAGGCCGAGACCGTGGACACGCTGACGGCGGCAGTCGCCGAACGTGACCAGACGATTGTGGACCTGACGACTGCGCGCGACGCGCTCCAGACCGAACTCGACGCGCTCAAGGCCGATGCCGCCAGCGCCGCCGAGAAGGTGACGGCGTTGACCGCCCGCCTGGAGGCCCTGGAAGCCGAAGCTCAGGCCCGCGCCGTGGCCGACCAGAAGTTGCAGATCGCCGCGTCCCTCGGGGCGCAGACTTTCGCCGACCCGGCCAACGCGGAGCGCATGTTGCGCTATGCCCCGGCGGCCATCGAGGTCCTCGGCGCGATGCAGTTCGACCCGTCCGCTGCGAACGTGGCGGCGTTCTCCGCTCACCTCAGCGAGAATGGCGGGCACCCGGCGATGGTCCCGGCCAATGAGGTCCCGGCGCTTCAGACCGTGAAGGCCAGCCTCGGCAGCCACGGGGACGCCGCTGTGGGCGACGAGGACTTCTTCGCCAGTGAGGCGTTCACGGACGCGAAGAAGGCCCAGGTCAAGACGCTCATGGCCAGCAATCCCGGAGTCCCGGCGATGGAGTTGTACCGCAAGAGCTTCCTCCGCTAGTCGCGGGAAAAGCACCGTCTGAAAACAGCGCCGTAGAGGGCGCGAAAGGTGGACAGAACAATGGCATACGCTGCTCCTGTTGTGAACAGCACTCCCGACAGCCCCCGCGACCGCTTCTACGCCGTGGCGGGCGAAGCGATTACCGCCGGCCAGTTCGTCAGCATTGAACCGCAGGATGGCAAGGCCTATCTCGCCTGCGCCGCCAGTGGCAGCGAGAACGTGCCGGTGGACGGCATTGCCGCTGCCGACTTCGCCATTGGCGACGTGGGTTCGTTCGTGACGGACGGGTGGATCGCGCTGAATGACACGGCCATCGTGGCCGGGGATTACCTGTATCTCAGCGAGACCGCCGGGCAGTACGCCCGCGCCGCTGGGCACGTCTCGCAGATCGTCGCCAAGGTCTATGGCAAGACCGACGAAGCCAAGCTCATGTTCCAGACCGCCACCGCTGAGCATCCGGGCACCTAAGGGCCTACGGGCCTAGCCGGGCAAGTCGCCCAACAGACACCGTAGGAGGTGTGACGCAAATGGCAAGTGGACCCCTGACCATTGATGGCGTTCCTTTGCAGCAGTTGTACATGGACACAATCACTGACATCGGCGTGAACACTGAGCGCACCCAGGACCTCATTGGGATGTTCGCGGGCGCGCCGACGATCAAGAGCACCGTGGCGATTCGGATGCGTGGCATGGAGGCCAAGCGGCGCGGCATGGAGGGCGGCAACGCGGCTGTCCAGCACATGCCGACCAACATGATCTCCCTGGACGAGCCGGTGGCTTTTGAGTGGGCCGCTGGCATCACCCGCGACGCCTGGGAGCGTGGCATGACGAGCGATGAGGTCATGGCGCAGTCCGCCGAACTCACCGCGACCGACCGCCGCCTCGTGACGCAGGCCATTCTCAATGCCATGTTCCGCGACGGCGCGTGGTATGACGGCAGTTGCCCGTGGGCTCCCCCGCCCTTCGAGGGCAACACCTTCGCCGTGACGCACAACCACTACCTGACCTACGCCGCCAGCGGCCTGCCGACGCAGACCATCATGGCTGACTGCAAGCGGCACCTGGCCGAGCACGGCGTCTTCGGCAACGTGACCGCCTGGGTTCACGGCTCCAGCATCACCGCCATCGAGAAGCTCGGTGAGCTGGCCGACAACGCCACCATGAACACGCCCTTCATCCAGGCCTTGCAGACGCAGGGCTTTACCGCGGGCTTCACCATGAACGGCGTCCCGGTGATTGGTTCCGACTGGGTGCCCGAGGGCTACATGCTGGTCTTCGCGATGCCGGAAGGCCGCAAGCCGCTCCGCTGGCGGCGCACTGAGAATCCGGCGACGGGCTCGCTCATGCTGATCCCCGGCCCCGGCCCCACCGAGTCGATGCAGTGGCACGAAGCGGCCCACCGCTGGATCAGCGCCACGGTTGTCGAGCCGGCCTTCGGCTGCGCGGTCTGGCTGTCCGCTGCCAGCGACAGCGATGCCTACGTGGACCCGGCCATCCTGGACCTCAACGCCGCGTAGAGAAAACAGACGGCGGCGGTGGTAGCTTCGGTTACCCCGCTGCCGTTTCCTGAGAGGCGGGTGCCGCGATGGGCCTCACGATTTACCGAGCAGGCGACGTGGCGATTGACGCGGGCGACACCGCCGTAGTAACCTTCCCCGGTGCGGGTGGCGCGCGCTTCGCTGGCCTCTGCGCCTATGCCAAAGTGGTACTAGGTGGCGGCGACGGCGTGGCGTTCTCGCTGGAAGTGGCCGCTGTTCCCGATCCCGGCGCGGACGACTGGTTCGATGTGAAGGTGGTGGACGCCGCCGGCACCAGCGAAGAGACGCTGGTGAGCACAGTCACGCTCGTCGCCGACGCGGCAGCCGCTGTTTTCACCTGTGAGCAGTTGGCGACCGCCGTGCGGGTCAGCATGAAGAACAATGACAGCGGAACCGCTGCGACGGTCTCGCTGGTAGTGTTGGCTGAAGGGTAGCACGAGACAGCAACCGAAAGGGTGGCAACCGATGACTGAGGCAACAGCCGTGCGGACTGAGGCAGTAGCAGAGAAGACGGCGGAGACGGCGACGCAGCCGGAAGTGGTGTTGGCGGTCTTTGAGGGCAAGCGCTTCACCACGAAGGACTCGATGGTGCGCTTCCTGTACGGGATGGCGAAGCACTACCGGGAAGCGACCGGGAAGATGCGCCAACCGTACAAGTTGGCGAACTACCCGCTCCTGGCCGACCAGTACGAGAACCTTGCGAAGAAAGTCTCGGCGATGAAGGTGGAGACCCTCGTGGAGAAGGCTCCCTGGGACTTGGCGCGGTCGCTCGCTGCGGCGATGCGTACCCGCTTTGTGAAGACCGCCGACCTGATTGACCCCACGCCGACGACCAAGGCTGAGAAGCCGCCGGCGGAAGTCTTTGACGAAGAGGACTAACTCGTGGCCTACTGCACCTGGCAGGACGCGCAGGCTTTTGCCGAGGAACGCGCCGCCGATATGAACAAGCATATCGTCAAGGTGCAGGGCTTGCTCGTGCCCGTGGAAGCGAACTTTGAGAACCAGGTGCGGCGCTATGTGGACGTGCCGGTGGACCCGGTGGCGTCCCCCGGCACCTACGCCCAGGCGACGCAGATTTGCGCCATGCGGACCTGCGCGGCATTCCTGCGGTATCTGAATGAGACCGAGGGGAC